GACTAAATTTTTAAAATCTAACAAATCGGGTCTGTCGTTTATATCCCATTTGTTTTTATAAAACTCGTCAGGGTAGCTTAGAAAGCGAACAATCTTGTTCCGCTTTAATTGTTTATACAACTTTTCCTGCGCGGTTTGACCAGCAGTATCAGGGTCAAGGGCTAGGACAATATTTCTATAAGGAAGTCGCTTTAGTAGGTTAATTTGATTTCCCCCACCAACACCCATTAGAGCAACTGCTGGAATTTTAAGTGACCACAAAGTAAGGCAATTGATAACAGACTCTGTTACGAATACTTGAGTTATCGGCTCATCAAAATAATCCCTAAAAGCGTTCAGCTCGTATTGCCCATAAAGAAATTCAGTTTTAGGGTCGTCTTCTCCATATTGGTGAAATTTTGAGCGAACACTACGTCGGTTGAAAAATACAGTTTCACCGTCAAGGTTACGAACTGGAAAGGTAATGCAGTCATGTAACTTATCATACCCTATATCAAACATTTCAATTAGTTCATCTGTGAGCTTACGTTCATACATATAAGGGTGGATGAACCTATATTTGTCTAGCTCTTCTTCAGGTATTGTTGGATATTGAACTTTTTTAGCCCCACGATTTCTTGAAAATGCTTCCCGATTAATTCCCTCCCTAACTATTTCACTAGATGTACCAAAATTTCTTTTTAGCCATTGATTTCCATAAAACCCTCCATCATGCCTTCCTAAAACGTTTGAAACAAATTCAGTCAAACCTGCGGTATAACCACAAGTGAAACAATGAACTGTCCCTGCCTCAGTAACCTTACTTCCTGAATATGAAGCATTTCTACTCATACCGCAAGAGGGATGACGCTCAGTTCCTCCAGCATGGAAGGGGCATGAAAACTGAAAGTTACTTCCCAAAGACTTAGTTCGCCTAAAAATGAACGTACCTTCGTCTTCAAGTTGTTGGCTTAATTTTTGAACAATTTGTTCAGGTGTCGCGTCAATTTGAAGTCCGTTTACTTTCATCAAAATGCTTCAACTCCTTCCCTACTTACCTTATTTCTTAATCTAGTAGTAGCCTTTGTTGCTTTAGCTCTTAAAGGCGACTGAGCCTTACTTTCATCCTCTTCCCCTTCTTCCTTGAATCCAATTAAGGAATACGTTCCAGTTTCAACATCCCACATATACTCAATAATTTTACGGTCTTCTCCGTATCGGTTTTTGACTACAGACAATTGAAGAATTCCGGACTTTTCGTCCCGTTGCATTGCTATAACCCTGCTTGCATTTTGACCTACTCCATCACTTTCTGCAATATGCTCTAGTTCAATAGTTCCATTTCCATCATTTTTGGCTGACCGACCTGCTTGAACGTTTAATATAATTGGAATTCCATATTTAGCAGAAATTTTATATAAGTCCATTGTAATGTTTGCATATTGAATTCGCTTTTGTTCACGGCTAGGATAAGACTCATTCATCAATGACAATTGGTCAATACCTACGACCGTCGGCTTGTATTTTGAAATCATGCTATCTAACATAGCAGGGGTAAGGTTCTTTCCTCCAATCATAAATGGAGTTACAACTACCAAAGGATTTTCAGCTTCTGTCATAGCTTTAATATGTTGTTCATATTTTTCAAGTTGAGCTTCGTTCCATACCCCCTTAGTAATTGAATTTATAGAAACATTTGAAAGAAGGGTATCTATACGAGCCCCAACTTGCATTTCACTCATTTCACCACTATATAACAATACGCTTTCACCATTTTGCCAAGCGGTTGCAAGCATTTTATCAATAGTCCATGACTTACCTTGTCCAGGACGTGCCATAATGACCACAAGGTCTTCTCCAGGAAGTAAGCCTCCCAATACATCATCTAAAAGTTCAAACCCTGTTGAAATACCAAGACGCTCGCCTTCGTGTTGAGCAATTTTCTTTGCCCAATCAAGTCGGTCACCTGCGTACTTAGCTATATCCAATCCGCCCACAAATTTTGAGCGGTTAAATAGTTCTTCAAGTTTAGGTAGTATGTTTGCAATTGCAACGTTACTATCTATTTGTATATCTTCAGCTGCTTCGGTCAATATAGGTACAAGCGAATTATAGAGGTGCTCTTCCTTCAATTTGTCAATTAAATACTCATCAGTTTCACCAATTTCAAAAAATTCAAATCCAGGAAAATGTTCAAGTATAGTTTCGTCATCAGGAATGTTTCCATACTTAGCCGAATGTTCAGCTATAAATTCATACTCGTCAAAATAGTCTGTGAAGTACTCATGGTCAATTCCATTATTTTCAAGTATTGCTAAACTTCGGTCTTGTAATACTTTATTGAGAACTTGAAGTTGAATCATTTTAAAACTTCCCTCCCAACAGTACATGCAAACAGAATTATAAATCCTATAATTACAATCGCCCAAAGTGTCCTATTTAAAATCTTTTCAGCTTTTTTATCCAGTAAGGTTAATCTATACCAATTCAATTTCATCCGCCTCCAATCCTCTTACGTTGCTAGCTTCAAACTCTAATACGACAGACGTGTCATAAATTCTACTATATAGCCTTTGCCCTAAAAGGTCAATAATCTCATCGTCGGTATAATTGGTAGTGTAAATAGTTGAAAGATTATTATCAACCCTATAATTGACTAAGTCATACAAGTAAGGATATGAAGCCTTGTTTAAAGAGCCTCCTCCTATTTCGTCTATGACTAATAGGTCGCAAGTTTTCAACTTTTCAAATCGCTCTAAAAATTCTTTCATAGTTTGAAAATAATTATAATCTCCAAACTCAGTTAAAAGTTGAGCTGAAACTACAAACATTCCTTTTTCAACCAGTCTACCGTCAAGTGCCGTTTCAGCTAAATATCGTTGAAGCAAACGAACTGCCCAACTTGTTTTTCCATTTCCTACAATAGTTGAAGTTATTACAATATTCAACCCACGTTGAACTTCTTCAACTATATTATTTCGAACATCTTCAAGCCAATCCCAACATTCAGCGTCAACTTCCCTTCTCACTAAATGTTGAGGCTCAAAATACTTTTTAGGTAATCCACTCAACTCGAAAAGATTGTTCAGTTTCTTTTGCCATATTCTATCAGCTAAATTTTTCAACTCCCGCTCCTTTATTTTTTCTATAATTTATTGTTATTTTAATTATTCAGTTAGTTGAATAGTTGAATAATTGATGAAAATTTGCGTATATATAGAGTCCCGAATCAAAGTAGTCTCACAGAGACTATACGCGAGTATCAGCGATTTTGTAAACTAACTTTTGCAGAATCTTAAATAAGTCTAGTAAATTCGGCTAAATTTACCAAAAATTAGTAAAATCCGTCAAATTTCGGCTGAATTTTACCTGAAAGTTCTTCAAGTATGAACACACGCTTGAAAGTTGAAACTGAAGGTAATTTTTCATTCAGGTTCAGTTTTTTTCGAACTTTTTCATACTTGATAAAAGACTCAGCTAAAAACTGAGCAAGTTCAACATTTGTTGAAAAGTTCAGGTAGTCTTTAATCATTAAGGCTGTTTTTTGAAAGTTAAACCAATTATAGTCGATGCAATCACAGTTGAAAATAAATCTATATTGTTGGGCGAAAAATGCTCCAACTTGTTTTAGAGTAGGTTCAACATTTTTCCCATGTAAGGCGTCAACTACTATAAAATAATCCTGTTCTCCTTTTGACAAAGTTGAGTTCAATTCTTTTCCAAAAAGCCTTGAATTTGACTTAGGGCGTTTTTTAAATGTTAATGCAATTTCATTTTTATTAGAAGGCTTTCCTCCTAGTCGTGTTCTACCCATTTTTTCGTTCCTTCATTATTGTATAATATAATCACCTTTAAATTAAGCGCAGACGCTTTTGATTGCACTGCGCATATATTTATACTATCCTCGCGATAATCACGCGCAGATGTTACGAGAGGGCTAATTTTTAGCCTTTCCAAACCTAATACCTTCCGTAGTTGTAACTACCACCGCAGGAAGAATAGATTCTTGGTCAATTTCGCCATGATAAATCATGTCTTCTAGCAAGGTTGTGTTAATGGTAGGCTTGTATTCGATAAGTTGGCTCAGGCGTTCACACTCATCTTCAGTTTCTGCATTCTCAATCAAGTCCCATATAATTTCCTTGAGTTTTTCTTCATTCATAGTTGACTTTTCAGTCGTGTAAAATGTAGCTGAAAAATTCTTGCCTTGAGCTGCTTCAATGTCATTTTCTTTCATGTAAGACTTGAGAGCGTCTTTTAGTGTTTTAACTGACTTTTCTAGTTGACCTTTTTCAGCGTTAATTTGTCCCGCTTCTTCAATTGCTTGAATAAATTCAGTTTCTGTATTAAAGTTCATCTAAAATCTCCTTTACTCCGTGCTCTTCGCGAAATTTTTTCTTGTCTTTTGAAATTTTACTTGCTTCAGTTTCGCGATTTAAAGTTCTTGTATAGAAAGCGATGTCACCTCGCATTAAACTGTCTCTAAATCGTTTTAGCTTTTGAACGTCTTCGTCAGTCCAGTATCGTGAACCTCGATTGTCAAGGTCTGTCCGTGGTTTTGGTAAGTAGAAAGGAAAATGAATACCATTTTCTAAAGCGTAGGCTTCTGCGTCATACCATACATTAATCGTAGGGATTGAACGTTCAATCATTTGGCAAACTTCTCCTACTTTATACCAATTTTTATCTTCAGCGAATTTCATTTATATATTCCTCCATTTTTTCAGCTTGTTCTTTTGTAGGTAGTTTCTCATACCTTAGAATCCTTTTGGCTTCTTTGTTTGTAATTTTCAGTAATGTTGAAAGTGTTTCAACATTTTCAGGAAAGTCCTGAACAATTTCAAGGACAGTTTTTCGACACCTTAGTTCAAGTTTTTGTTTAGTGTCTAGTCTTAATTGGTGAAAATATCTCATAGGCTATATTACAATAGCAGTATATCAAACAGACTTCCCATTTTTGCTTTTAAGGGCTTGCCGTCAACTATATAGTCTGCTAGCTCTCCTTTATGTTCAATTAGTTCTTCAATTTTTTCATCAACAGTTCCTTTTGCAATTATAGTATAGATAGTGACCGTGCTTTTGGCTCCAATTCTATGACACCTGTCTTCCGCTTGGTCTTTTTCTGCGCGTGTCCAAGGGCTATCTAAAAATATAACCGTATCGGCTTTGGTTAGTGTAAAGCCTGTTCCTAATGCTCCTATAGTTCCCATTATTATTGATGGTTTTGGGTAATTCATAAAATCTTCAATTTCAGCGAACTTGTCTTCAGTTTCACCTGTAACAAGGTTGCATTTATAGGAATTTTTCAGTTGCATGTAGAATGGTTGGATAACCTTTTCCCAATTGCTAAACACTACGCACGATTTCCCGTCTGCTATACATTCTTCAATAAGCTCAAAAGCTCTTTCAAATTTTGCAGATTTGACATCTTGGGTAGTTAAAATTGAGGGGTTTCCCGTAGCCTGTCGAAGTCGAATTGTTTCCGCTAGTGGGTTAGGCATTAGTTTCACCTTGTCAATATCTTCAATCAACTTAGTAAGAACTTCCTTGTAAATTTTAGCCTGCTTAGAATTCATGTCAACATATTCAGCTATTCGTATTTTTTCAGGAAGGTCAAGAACCTCTTCTTTCTTACGCCTTAGCATAAATTCATCAACTAATTCCCTTAGCTCGCCTAAATTTCTGTACCCTGTAATTTGATTGAAATTGTCAACAATACAATATCGCTCTTTGAACTGCGTTAATGTATGATGTTCAACTCCTAGCCATTTCATAATGTTGAAAATGTCAATAGGGTTGTTCATCAAGGGAGTTCCTGTTAGTGCCATTTTGTAATAGCTTTGAAGTTTATGAATTGATTTACCTTGTTTACTTGTTGAGCTTTTGCATTTATGAACTTCATCTATAATCACCATTCCAATTTCACCGCTTTTGGTTAATTGGTTCAAGTAATTGATGAAAGTTGAATCACGAAGTGTTTCAATATTGGTGATAAGGAAAAATTCATCATGGTGTTGAAGTAAATCTTCAGCTCGTTTAGCAACTCCATCAATAACAAGTTCATTTTTCTTGTTAACCCTGCTGCCTAAAATATGAGCCTTTTGGTTAGAGTGGATTTCAACTTCTTTAGCCCAATTCCATTTAAGTCCTGAAATACAACATACTATTAAGCAATGTTTAAAAGCATTTTTTCTGCTAACTGCAATATCAATAGCCTGTTTAGTTTTTCCAAGACCTTGTTCATCGCCTAAAAGGAAACACGGATGGTCTTTTGCGTACTCGAAACATTCAATTTGATGTGAAAATGGTTCAGTTTTAAACTGAAACTCAGTTTCTTCTGTACTTGAAATTCTGTTACGGGATTCTATATATTGTTGAACATTGCTATCAAGGTCTCCATAAATATGAAGTTCCCATTCATCAAGTTCATCAAGTATATCATTGAAGTGTCTATAAGGTACTTCAAAATTGTTACTGTCAATTTCAACTACTTCAGGAAGTCGAGCTAGTTTAGTTGACATTTTTATAGCGTCTTCTTCTGTTTCTGCCCATGTCTCTATAAATAATGACTTAGCTCGTTTCCTAGTAGTTGACTTTCCTACTACTATTTCAATCATAGTGTAGATTGGTGAGACTCTTGAATAAGCATTAAAGCCGTATCGAGGTCATCTTCCGTTAAAATTTTAAATGTCCCGTCAACTGCCCATCCATATTTTTTAGGCGCAATTTTTGTCAATTTTGCTTTAACCTCATCTTTCATGCCAGCAGTTCGAACACCAATTGAAAGACCTGTAGATGCTTCCCTTACGGTTACGAAATTCTTTTTAGCTCTGTAGACTACGTGAGTAGTATTTACAATTCGTTTAGAGTGAGGAAATTCTTCTTGAATTCTAGCTTCTAATTTCTTAGTAAGTGCCATAAGGCTTTCCTTTTTAGGGGCAGGCTTTTTGCCTTGTTTTTTAGGAACGTCAGCTGAAGATTTCACCTCTTCAACTTCAGTTTCAGTAGGAATTTCTTCTTCAATTTTTGGTTTTGGTGCAACTCGTCCCTTTCGACCAGCAACTGGAACTGCAGGGCGTTTGGGTTTAATAGCAGGAGCTTTTGGCTTTTCCTCAACCTCAACCTCAACTTTTTCACCTGTAGTGTACCAACGTTCAACAGTTGAAGCTGAAAGCGTTACGTCAACCTTTGTATCTAAATTTACGAGTGATACTTTTTTCTCAAGGTTATTGATTGAGCTTACTTCAAAACTTTGACCGCTTTTTTTACTTACAATGACTGAACCTTTGGTAAGTTCATCAAACTTAATCTTTGACATAATGTCCTCCTCGCCTTTAGGCTTATTTGATTTATATACTTATTATACAATAACGAGTAAATAACGTCAAGCCTTTTTATGAAAAAAAAATTCAGTTTTTTTTTATAAAGAAAAGTTGCACCCAGGACTAGGAAAACTGGATGCAACTTAGAGGTCATAAGTCAACTCTGTTGACACTATTATTATACTATAAAGATGAACTTATCAATTATAGTTATTTTAGACGGGCTTTTTTGAAATAGTATACTTGACTCCGTTAATTGAAACTTCAATTCCTTCAATATCAATTTCAATTTTGTCGGGGTCGACAGAATGTACATTATTTGAAACTGCGTCAAATCTAGTTAAAGAGCCATTTTCAGCTTCAATTGCTTTTAGGCGACTTGAAGCTCCTACTAAATAGCTTTCAAATCCAACTGCTGCGTAGTCATATTTTGCTCCACCGACTTTGAACATACCTTTGACGGCTTCGCTAAATGTTCTAGCTCCCGAAACTTTATAGCTTCCGCCTTTACGAAGTAGCCAGAACCAGTCGGTCAAGAAATCGTCAACTGTATTATAGTGCATATAATATCCACCTTCGTTACTTGGTCTAGGAAGACCTCTAGTAACTACTACGCCTGAAGGGCGTGTAATAGACTGAGCGTCACTTGTCATTGTCATTCCGCCCCAATTATTATCAGCCTTGCCCACGGCTGAAGTTCCCCAAAGTCCCTCATAGTGAAGAATGGTAATAGCATAAGAAGGAAGAATATCATGTTCTTTACACTTAGCTAAAATTTTATTTAAAACTTCAGCTTTCAATACTGCGCCATTAAAGGAAAGGTCACCGTCTTCTTTAAACTGAACTTTTTGTTCTTCAGTTTTCTTAGGTTCAACTTTTGGTTCTGCTGGCTTTGGTTGAGGTGTAGGGGCAGGCTGAGGGGTAGGATTAGGCTTTTTTAAAAGCTCATCAACCTTTCTTTGAACTGATTCATAGCGATAACCTAAACTAGCTTTCCTTTGTTCACCGTTACCGTGTTTGCCTGCTATAACTTCTTTAGCCAATTCTTCATCAGTCTTTTGAGGTGACGAAGTCTTGCCGTTAATGCGCTCCATGACAGCCTGATATTTATCCCCAAGATTTGCCTTACGGACATCTCCGTTTCCATACTTACCTGCGAGAGTTTCCTGAACCAATTGGTCAATAGATTTACCTGCGGTTGAGCTTGATACTGTTGACTGTCCAGAGGGTCGATAGATGTAGTAATATTTATTTCCTGCAGCCCGAGCAACTGCTAAATATCCGTCAACTGTAATTCCATTTCTCGCCGAATTGCAGTGGATAATATTGTTAGAATCAACAAAGATACCAGTATGTCCTCCTGCGCCAGCAGACTGACCTCGCTTGCCCCAGATGAAAATATCTCCACGTTGAGCCGAAAAGACTGAATTTTCTGCAATGAGCTTGAAGCCATTTTTAATTAGCCAATCATGCTCATATTCGGTATTTACTGCCCATCCCGCTGAAATAGCTCCAGCAGATATGAGCGCATAATAAACTGCACTTGAGCAATCATAGCTATTAGGACCATTTCTAAAATCCATTGAGTAAGTAACTTTTCCTCGTCTAGCTTCCATCCAGGCGATAGCTTGTTCCATATTTATAGCCATAATTATTTTCCTTTCCAAGCGGAGTTCATAGCGTGAACTGCTGCCTCGAGGAAGGTATTCAACTGTTCATCAGTGAAGTAGAAATTATACTTAGCTAGTTCATCCTGAACTTTTTCTTTAGCCAATTCTAATTTCTGCTCTCCATGCAGTTCAACCTCAGGGTCTTTAGCAAGTTGTTCAACTGCTTGAACTGCATGATTTGCTACAATTTCAAGCGTTCTTACTGCTGCTGCTCCGCCTTTTCGCAAAAGATATTCCTTGAGCATTCGCACAATTACAAGAATGATGATTCCTGTAAATGAAGTTAGTGTAGTTATTAGCATTTCTTGAATATTCATAATTCTACCTCCTTTATAGGTAAATGAGTGAAAATATCATACATCGTTTGGATTTCTCCATTTCCGCCTAAAACTTTATAGCATTCAAAGAGTTTAGCTATCTCTCTACGTTCTTCCAAAGTAGTGTAGCCTCTCTCAATAGCTATCTCTAAATCTCTAAATAGAGTATATCGTCGACTTGCGCGACTGCTAGTTTTCAATGTATCTAGTTCACTTTTCACTTCTTTGATTTCTTCAGCGGTGTTTTGTAAAACATCTAAACGAGTATTGATATTAGTTAGTTCTTTGTTGCTGTTTGACCCAATTTTAGCAATAGCAATCCCGCCAATGGTAGTTAAGAAAGTTCCAGCGACGGGAGCTACGACACGAATTAAATCAACAAAGGGATTTGGCTCAGTAGGCATATATTTAGACCTCTTTATTCATTTACTTCATTTTAGCCTCCTCTGCTAGGTCGGCTAAAATGTCATCTTCAATTTTGTATCGTAATTCTCGAAGTGCATTTTCATCTTCCCGCATAGCCCTACGATGTTTAGCGTATAATTCTGCATTATGTAATGCCTCATATATAGTAGATACGGCATTGTTATCTGTATTGATGGTAGTCGTTTTGACTAATTTTTCAACTCCATCTTCAATAACAAAAAATTCAGCTACGGTTTGTCTTGTTTTATTGATTTTTAACATATTTTTCTCCTTTTAATTAAATGTTAACTTGGGTAAGGGTCATTAGTGATATATGTAACTGTTCCAGTCATTACATGAATGCCTACCGTATTGCTCGTCATTCTAACGGTTCCGTCGGGCAAAAAATGTAAGATATTTGGACTTTTGGTGAATTGAGATACATTAGTATTTACAGTCATATGTACTTCTACAATAGGTCTATATCCAGCAGGTATCTTTTCCAGCATTATTCCGTATTCAAAAGAATCTACAGAATATATATTCCTATCTAGACTGATTGTTACTATATCTCCTTTACGAACGATAGTGCTTTTCATTCCATAGGGCAAACCTTGTCTAATAGTCTTGATAGGTTTTTCTTGTAGCATTGGATGGTCAGTTGTTGCGTATACTTTCCAAGGTTGCCATACATTTTCCAACTTGACGCGATAGCAAGATACTGCTCCACTGAAGTCGATAACTTCTTGTAGGACGTACCTATCGTCATCTCTGGTTACTCTAACATATTTCCAACTATGCATACCTGGAAAAACGGGCTGATTTAGCAAATTGTCTCCTATGTAAAATCCAGTTGCTAAAAAGTCATTCCAATCACCTGTGACCCTAAGCGCTCTGCCATTATTCAGCGTCAACTGATGTTGCTGTATTTGCTTCCCGTCTGCATAGATATTCCCTGCTACATCCAAGGAACCTGCTGGACCTAATTCAGGAATTTTTCCTACTCCAAATCTTCCGTCCTTGTCATAAGCGTGAATAGCAGTCTCTGTACTTACGGTGCTTTTTGCAATAGACGGTAAGGAGCCTGTGAAAATATCACTCAATACTCCCTCAACTACCCAAGATTTATTAGTAGCATAAGTCTTTGATAGATTAGCAGGACTATTTGTCAAGGAGATTTGAGTCGTCCATGTAGCGTCTGCTGTTCCTGCATCGTCAACAAAAGTTGAAGAATTGAGAGGCGCTGCTCTAAATTTCAATACAGCTTTATTCTTTTGGACTCCGCCTACTGAAAGAGGAGCAATTTTCCAAGTCCTTAAAACTTGAATCTTATCAGGATATTCTCGTGTTCTATAAGCGTGAATACTTAAGGCAGGAGCAAAGTATTCAAGCAAGTTGATTGATAATTCCTTGACTGCGCTTTTTCGTCCCCGAGAATCAGTAACGCTAGCTTTCAACTTAACTGTTCCATTAAAATTCAAGTCAGTAAAGGAGGCGGGATTAGAAGAACTTGAAATTTCCTTTCCTTCAATTTCTATTAAAGTTGATTTGATAGTTGAGCCGTATGCTCCTGCTGCTCCATTTATAGTCGCCTTAATTTTAGAAATGATTTGAATAAAAGTAGTTGCTCCTAAATTAAGTCCTTTTGCGGTAGCGTGCTCTTCTTCTACCGAAATTGAACTTAGAGTAGGGATAACTGAATCAGGAACATTTGCAGTAAATTGCTTAGATTGAGTTCCTATATTAGTTGAGCCTGAGTAAGTATCAACGAAAATAGTTCCATTTCCCGAAACGTTATTAGGAATCTCATTGCAGAAGTCCATTGGAATCGTCCATGAAGCTGAAGTAGTCAATCCAGATGCTATCGTACCTGAGCGATTTCCCCATGTCCATCTCAAAGTATGAGTAAATGAAGTAGAGGCTCTATTGATAGTAATAGCAAGAGGACTTCCAATCGTCCCAGTTTCAAAAGAAATTGAGCTAGAACGAGGAATAGTTGCCAGACTAATATTTCCCGATACTGTGATAACTCCATGCAATCCATTATTAGGATTAAATGTTGCCGAAAATCCAAAGCTCTTAGTACCGTCTGCATTATGTCCAACAGTTGTCGAACCGCTAGCCATTTGAAATTCTTCGCCAGATGTATGCCAACGAGGATTCGAGGTATGTACTCTACCTCCGTTTAAATCAAGACTGAGTGTACTATCTCCTTGTTCGTTATATGTATAGTAAGCGCCTGACCGACTTACCGTAATTCGCCAATTGACGACAGTTGTGTTATTAGCGATATTTTGTGCTCCAGGTTCAATATATACATTTAAGAATAGTGAACCGCTTGAGCCAGTAAATTTTGCCATTTATTCCCTCCTTTCTACCCGACATACCTACATATATTTATGTCGGGATTAGACTCATGTTGAGACGTTACAAATCGTCCAATCTGCAATGACTTCGTAAATACTCCATTATCAATATGAATAACCCCTTGACTAATATACATGACTTCCTTCCCCGCAGAATACATAGCAATTCGGTCATGAGTGACTCGAATCTGCGAAACATTATCGTTCGTTCCTATGACTATTCCTTCATTCGCTTCCGTGATATAGGTATCAATAAAGGTCTTAGTTTTCTTTAATCCGCCGAGCGTTTCAACAATAGCGTCAACTCTTCGAGCTGTTTCAATCAAGTCGTTCTCGGATTTTGCTACGGATTGGTCATTAGCTTTAACATAGGCATTGTAAGCACGTTCAAGGTCACTTAGAGCTTCCATAGTTGCCCTTGCGTCTAACTCAACTTGCATTTGTTGAGCCTTTTCAGTCAATAGATTTAATTGCTGTTCAGTCAACGCTTGGTCTGCTTTGGAGGCAATGTCGGCTTGGATGTCTTCGTCGGCTCGTGAATAATCTGTCGGGACAGTCCCTTTCTCCAGTTTAAACTTTCTTGCATACGGCACTACACCAGAACCATAACCACCGTAAAAAGCCAAAAAACTTTCGCTTAGTTCCATTTTTGCTTCTGTCGGGGTAAAGGTAACATGATATCTCTTCCATTCCGTCGTAGCAGCTATGCGAAAATAGAGACCGCCATAGCGAGACCCCTCCCCATTTTGTTGATACACATCAACCCATCCATCCTTAGCCGTTTTCAAATCAAAGCTGAGAGTATATGTCACTAGACCATGCTTATCAAAAACCTTTGCCAAGTCATAAGGGGTTCGCAAAAATTCCTTCCAACCATCAAGGTTGTCACTGACATAAACAGTTTCCTTATCTGTATCCGTCAGTAAATTGACTCCACCAACATCAATCTTCGCCCATCTATCAGCCCAACGATACTTAGTTTTATCGGTACTATCTGCTTGAGTATAGTCACTATAGTGTCCCATATACCGTTGACCAGTATCAGTAGAGGTTAACCCTGTCCCATCTGCGTTATCAGCGTAGGCAAAGTGGACATAAGGCGTACGCCCATCTGCTCCCCTAATATTGCCCGCTAGTTCTCCAGCGGTATAGGATGGAGGGTTACTAGTTGGATTTACCGCAACAATGGGATACATTTTTCCGGAAGGTGCTACAACGATTGAACCAAGTGGTGGAAGATTGGTAGCGTTTGCCGTAGGGGTCAAATCGGACAGATGAATGCCTGTTTGATTTGCACGTAGTTCATATATCGACGTGTAGACCTTATTCCCGTCTCTGCCATCTATTCCTTTTGGTCCAGTATCTCCCATCTTAGCTACAGAGTATCCAGTTTCATTTGTATTATCAGTATAAGTCCATACTGTTTTAGTCCATAAATACTGACCTGGAGCTACATTGGGAACACTTGTTGTCCAACCTGATGTAGGAGCAGTAGTGCCAGATGAACTTGAAGCATAGGTTATAGATGTCGATTTTATACCAACTCCGTCCTTACCTGCTATACCATTTGTACCATTATTCCCGTCTTTGGGAATGTAAGTCTTAGTATAGCCTGTTTCAGTTCTTCCGTCAGTATATGTCCAAACATGCTTAGTCCATAAGTATTGACCTTTAACTAGTGATGGTACAGTTGCCGTCCAACTTGTTGGTTGAGTAGTTTCATTTGCACTTAGCCCATAAGTTGAAACCGTTGACTTAATCCCTACTCCAGGAGCTCCAGGCAATCCGTCATTTCCGGGGTCACCCTTTTCTCCTTTTGGTCCTGTTTCACCCATTTTAGCTACAGAGTATCCCGTCTCGCTAGTATTGTCGGTATAGCTCCAAACTGTTTTAGTCCAAAGAAATTCTCCCGGAGGAACACTAGGAACCTGTGAAGTCCATCCTGAAGTTGGAGCGGAAGTTCCTGAAGTTGAACGAGCGTAAGTAATGGTAGTTGAGGTTATGCCTACCCCATCTTTACCTGGAAGTCCATCTTTACCGCTATTTCCATCTTGACCAACATAGGCAACTGAGTAACCTGTTTCAAGTTGACCGTCGCTATATCGCCAAACTGTTCTAGTCCATAAGTAACGACCTTTGACAAGGGGAGGAACATCTTCAGTCCACCCTGTTTGAGGTTTGGTAGTTCCGGAAGTGCTTAGGTAGTAAGAGACTTGAGTTTCAATAATTCCTACTCCGTCTTTACCTGCAACTCCGTCAACTCCATCCCGTCCAGGAGCTCCCTGAGGTCCTTCAGGTCCTCTATCCCCTTTAATTTTCTGCCACGAAAAATCTTGAGGTCCTAGTTCACTAGCTTTTTTCTTCGTTACGAGAACCCCTATGTAATCACCCGATTTGTCATTGAAGCCATTTCCCATAGCATCATTTGCGTAACGGATAATGGTGCGAGAATCGCTTTCTTCGGTAGGTGATAAAGCACCGTCACCGTCATCGTTTAGCAAGTCCATTAAATCTTGACGAGGGTCGTCAAACACAATAACGGATGCAGTTAGGTCATCATAATTCAATTTTCGCGACGAAACTTTTCGCCATTCGACAATTGAATATGTATCGTCAATCACTAGTTGTGATTGGTGTAGGTTAGGAATTTCCTCATATAAAATAGCTGACGCCTCATAACTAACCAATGGTTTAGCGTAAATATCTAAATAAGACCTGGCAGCGTCAAGCATGTTCTGCTTAATAGTAAATCGGTCATCCTTTTTGGCTTTTGGAATAATACGAGGACGCATTCCACGTGAAGTGAACCAAGATGTGTCAACTAAATAGTCATTTCCTCCGTTAATTTCGGCGAATGTAAATTCCTCTTCATCATTTTCACTTTTACCTGAAATTTTATAAGCGGTGACAAGGTTACGAGAATCCTCAGTTCGGGCAATATGTTTCAAGTTTTCTTCAACCACTAACGGAAATTCAATTTTAGATTCTGTATATTGTTGAAGAAATACAACTGTTTTTACATAGCGCAACTCGTTTTCAATAACTTCCTTGTACCCGAAAGTTAGTTCAAGATTAAATCTTTTCGCTAGATAGCGTAGCTTGTATAGGGCAGAATTTTCTTGAAGTGTAATACTATTGACTGAACGATTTTTTAAATAGTCAGGAATAACAAGTTCAACCCATTTTCCAAAGGGAGCTATAATAGAATTTGCAACATCCCCAATAGTTGAACCAACTGCTTTGAGCGGAGTAGGAGTGCCTTCAGCTAGTTCGTACCATAAAGCATAACAGTCATAATGAGTAAGCCCTTTAGTTGAGGAATCATCTTCTGCGTACTTAATACGGAACCATCTTCCTCCAAATTCAACTATATTTTCAGTTTGCAGATATTGATAAATATTTGACGTAGAAAGTGCGCTAAAATTAAGAACTTCCTTTCCTTTTGAACGTGTAATTCGTTCATCCTCAAACTGTTTATTGAAAAGTTCAATTGTAGTTCCAAGACCGTTGAAGTTTTGGTCATATACGTTAATCAAACTTCCCGCAGTTGGGCTCATAGGTAGATTGTCATCAATCATGAAGTCTCCTTTCTAGTAGTAAGATGTTGTTAATTGAAATTTTGCAGTTGCGGGCAAAGTAGTTGTCCATTGTCCCGTCTCAGTAGCCTTATAAGAAATTCTCAATGTAGATTTTCCGCTCGGTACTTTAAAGAATTTTCCGGACTTAATCAGTTTGAAAATATTCGTAACTTGGTTAGTTGAAGCAATTTTCAAAAGTTCAAAAGTTGAAAAATCTAGTCGAACAGTATCATTTTGAGAAAGATATTGACCTTGAGAACCGAACTCTAAATAGCCTTGACCAATTATTTCAACTTTGAAATAGCCTATAATCGGTGCGGTAGCTTTCAGTGAAATTGTAAGATGTCTTGTTGGTCTACCTGAATTTGTAATTTCCATCCCATTCTTAGTTGAGTCAAAGGTGTAAGAAAGTTCAGGAACTTGACTACTATATTCATATCCGTCTTTAAACTGAATTGAAATTTTAGTAGCGTACCAAGCCTCTTGCATGATTGTGTAATCAGTTAAAATTCCAGGCTCACTTTCCCCTAAAAATTTACCTATCCTATAAAAGTCAGGGTCTTCTTTAGTTGAAATTTTCCAAAATGATTTTGAGCGAATGAATTGTTTGAATTTTCTATAGTTTGCATTTACTTGACGTTCATTTGTACCTTCAAAAATAATGGTAATTGAACCAGTTGTTCCCGACATAGCGGTTGACGGAGAATCTAGTACCCCGTCAATGCCGTCAGGATTTTTGAACCCTCCGTCTTTAAAGCTCGAAAAATTCAAAACTGTATAGTCAAGCAATTTTGCACCTAATGTAATAATATCCGTTCCGTCAATTAGTAAGGTTTGTCTGCTTGCCATATTTCATCTCCTTATGGAGTAACTATATTTCCAAGTCCGGAAAGTGTTTCCTTACTCTTACTATATAGTCCTCTACTTAGTTTATCCAAATCATCGTCACTGCGAACAATAATTGTTCCAATGTTAACAGTTCCTCCACCGTCTTTTTCAGTTTTATCCGCCTTACTGTCAACGTCCTTATCTTTACCCTTGTTATAAAGGTCAATTTCAGGAGTTTCAGTAGCTCTACGAATAGTGTCAAACTTGGCTGACGTACTAATAGATTCAGGAATTGTTGACTGAAGTTCGTCGAAAACTTTCTTAGCAGTTTCAACAATACCATTGTCATTGATACCCATTGTCACGTTACTCATCGCATCGCTTACCGCTTCAGCCATAATGGCAGCCTTATCGCGAACAGTTGTAACCATTCCTTCAATACCAATTGCCATACCTTCTGCCGTCCAGGCACCAACTTTCATCATCTTTCGTGAAGGTGATTTAATTCCTAAAAAGCTCTTAGCAGCATTCATAGCGGATTTTGCCATATTTGCGGCAGCGTTAGCAGCAGCTCCAATAGCTCCGGTAATACCGTTTACAAATCCCATAACAAAGTTAGAACCAGCAGAAGCCATTTGACCTATAAATCCGCCTACTCGGGAAATCATTTGACTTCCCATCTCACCGATTTTTCCAACAGCAGAGCCAATCTTACTTCCAACCCCTGAAATGAATTGACCTAAAAGTTCAGCTCCTTTAGAAAGCATTTGCCCTGCAAAGGAACCAATTCTTCCAAGCAACTGACCAAGTAAGTTCGCCCCCATTGAAAGGAGTGCGCCAAGCATTGAGCCAATACCTTGAATAAGAGCCTGTAGTAGCTTCACCCCTGCACTTAGAAGTTGAGGTAAGTGCTGGATAATAGCTTGGATAAGAGCTGCCAGTATTTGGAAAATACCTGCTATAACTTGGGGAATAACTTGAATAAGTCCTTGAACAAGAGCGGTAATTAGTTTGATACCTGCGTCAATAAGTTGAGGTAGTGCAGCAATTAAAGCCCCAACAAGTGCCACCAAAATTTGAACAATAGCTTCAATAATAGCAGGAAGCATTTGTATCAAGCCCTCAATCAACGCCATGATAATTTGAATCCCTGCATCAATAATTTGTGGAAGAGCTTGAATCAATGCCCCAACAAGAGCCATGATTATTTGAATAGCTGCTTCAATCAAAATTGGCAATACTTGAATAAGTCCTTGAGCAAGTGCCATTATAATTTGAATCCCTGCATCTATAATGGCAGGAAGTGCGGTTACAAGGGCATTTACAAGTGAGGTGATAATTTGTATCCCTGCTTGAAGCAATTGTGGTAAAGCCTGAATAATCGCGTTAAGCAGTGCTTGAATGATTGCAATAGCTGCTTGAACTATTGTAGGTAATGATTGAGTAATCCCGTTGATAAGGGAAACCAATATTTGAACACCTGCTTCAATAAGCATTGGCAATACTGTTGAAAGTGTTGTTACTAGCTGAGTTATAATTTCAGTTATCTTAGCCGTTATTGCAGGAATTTGATTAGTCATTCCTTGAATAAGGTTGACTAAAATTTCAGTTCCTTTTTGAATAAATATTGGAAGATATTGTGAAATCATGTTAGCTACATTAGTGATTGTTTGAGTAATTTGGTCAAAAGCCTTAGTGATTCCATCTGCGCTAAAATCACCAGTTCTTGCCCAAGCTGACACTAATGAAACAATTAAGCCAATGACAATTCCAATCGGTCCAGTAATACCCATCATTGCTAGACCAATTTTGGTGAAAATTGAAACGGCTATTGAAACCACTCCTCCAACTTGACCAAACGCTCCTCCTAACTTTTCAAGCCCTCCTGAAATAAATTCTTTCAAGGTAGTTCCCGTCTTGCCAATGGAGTCCATAAATGAATTCCATAAAGAAATCATTTTGCCTCCAATAGCTTGACCAAGTTCTTTTGCACTTTCGGTGACTTGTTTAAAGAAAGGAATTATTTGATTGAATTTTTCAACTAGCCATTGAATTGCTACGACAAGTCCGTCGCGAATAGCTGCTGCTAAATTGTTAACAAAATTCCTGAACGTCTCACTTCTAGTGTAGGCTATTAAGAAAACTGCAACAAGGGCAACTATCACCGCAGTTACGGCAGCAACCGCCCCAAGTGTCCCCATAAATGCCGGACCGAGAAATTGAATAGCAATTTTCAATTTTGCAAAGGATGTGATTGCCGTACCTACAATAATTAGAAGAGGTCCAAGGGCAGCCACAAACAAGCCGAATACGACAACCATCTTTTGCCCAAGCGGTGACATATTGACAAAGGCGTCAACCATTTTAGTGATTCCTTCAACTAATTTTGTCAAAGCAGGTGCAAGGATTTGTTGAATAACAATGGCAGCTGACTCAAATGCACCAAACATTTGTTCAATTTTACTTGACAAATTGTTTTGCATAACTTCAGCCATTTCTTGAGCTGCTCCGCTTGAGTTTCTAAATGAATTGGTCATTGTATCAAGTTTTTCAGGTCCGGCATCTAAAAGTGCTAGCATACCTGAAAGTGATTCCTGTCCATACAAAGTAACTAAATGACGGTTACGCTCTTCTTGTGTCAGTCCTGCCGTAGCTTGTTTCAGTAGTCCTATTTGGTCTTTTAGGGGAATCATTTTACCTTGGGCGTCATAGAATGAAATCCCTAATTCTTCCATACTCTTAGTCATAGCTTTAGTAGGTCTAGCAATACGCGAGAGTGCGCCCCTCAGCGTTGTTCCCGCTTGGGAGCCCTTGATACCTGCGTCCGCCATTATACCAATAGAAGCAGCCGTCTCTTCAAGGCTCAAGCCCATAGCGTGGGCAACTGGAGCTACATACTTCATTGCTTCTGCCATGTCGCTAGTTTCTGCGTTCGTGTCTGCTGCTGCTTTTGCGAATACGTTTGCAACGTGTCCCGCTTGGCTTGCATCTAAACCAAAGGCACGAAGTGAACTTGCCATAGATTCTGCGCTAGCAGCAACGTCACCTCCGGATACTGCTGCAAGGTCAAGTGTTCCTGGAATAGCGGACATAATTTCATCAGCGGTAAAGCCAGCAGAAGCTAGGTTTTCCATCCCTGCGGCAGCCTCTTTTGCACTGAAAGCAGTTTTAGCACCTAACTGAATTGCCTGCTTTTCCATTTCCTCAAACTTGGCTCCAGTAGCTCCTGAAATAGCTTGAACCCTTGACATTTGAGCTTCAAATTCGTTACCTATTTTGATAGATGCTGCTGCTATACCTGCTAAAGGAAGAGTAACTGCTGCGGTCAGCCCTTTACCAAGTTTGGTCATTGCACTTCCTATGTCTACAGCTTTTGAACTCTTTTCAGCTAGTTTTTGAGCTTGAGATTGAGCAAGATTTAATTGATTTGTAAAGTTGGAGATATCTAGTGTCATTTTGGCTGCAATAGTACCAAAATCCATGTGTTCTCCTTTCTAATAAACAAAGGGCAACGAATACTCGTTACCCCATAAGCATTTGAAGACCAGGATTGCTTTTCTCATCTCCGGGATACCTTGGAGTCTTGTCTTCTTCTAAAAACCTAATGTAAGCAACCGCTGCCAAGTCAAAACAGTATTTGCCAAGCTCAGTTTGAAGTCCTGCAACATCGCTAGGTCGAAGATGAAATTGTTGAGCAATTGCTATGACATTATTCATTTCCCTTGTTTGAACGAAAGGATTCAGCGTTTTGAACTTCACCGTACATAGCAGAGAAAATTGCCATAAGCTGTTCATCTGTCATATAATCCTTAATGTCCTCATATTTTGGTTGAACCAATGAAGCAGAAGCGAACACTTGAAGAAGTTCAGCCATATCTGCAATACCTGTATCAGTTTTAGACAACTTAGCAAGGGCTGCTTGCTTTTGTTCTTCAGTAATTCCTGAAACTGTTGCATTGTCTTTTTCAACTTTTTCACCACCGCCAAAAAGTTCAGTCACTTTGCCTAAAAGTGTATTGGGAATTCGACCGTTAGCAATTAGTGACATGACTCCAGTTGCTCTAATTTGAACAAAAATTGGTTCATCTCCTTCCTTGAACCCAGGAATAGGAATGACGTTGAACGCTCGGTTTTTAAATTCTTCAACGCTGATGATATTGTGTGTCATAGTTTAGTCTCCTCTAATAGTTAGTTATTCAGGCAATGCTGCCACGTAGTCCATGCTCTTAATAGGAAGAGAAGCCTTGGTCGCCTCGCGTGCCTTAACATTAAATTCAGGCGCAAAGAATTCTTTTCCAAGGTTCAATCCAGTAGCAGTTCCTGAACAGTTGTTTAAAGTTATTTTCACATAATTGACAATTGAGTCTCCTAAATAGTTAGGGACATATAATGTCAATCTAAATGGTTTCATATTGGCTGCACCAGTTGAAAGCATAGGTGAATCATAGCCCGCAATCGTTTGTGAGCCTGAAGAACCTGTCTTCCGGAGAGTTCCTCCCTCAACTAGTGCCATGATTTCAGGGTCAAAAGTGTTGTCCTTGAAAGTTATGTTGTAACCGTAAAGCAAGTCAGGAGTTCGAACAATAGCTAAAATTCGAGTATCATTTCGCTTAATGTCCTCAGTTCCTTCACTTGTTACCGCTTCAAGTTCAGCGGTCTCTGCGGTATCAACTCGAAACTTTTGTCCACCAACTTTTGGCAACTGAGTTTTAGGGTCAAGCTCTTCAATTTCAACTAGCTTAATCCCGTAAAGAATGTCTTTACTCATTTACTTCAATCCTCCGTTAGGTATTCTATATTCAATTTCCATTCTATACCTCGACAATGTCATGTCATAATAGTCACCTGTTTCAGCGTAGGTGATTTCATAGTCCATTTCTTTAATAAGGTTTCGAACTCTCCTTCCAATTTCATCAATTGGAATAATTGAATTTGAGTGAACATAAATCTTTGCTTTCCAGTATTCAAAACTTGCAAGGCTATTTGTAGCACTTGGCATTCTGTGACTGAAAGCAAGAATTATATAATTATCAGGTCTTTCCTCTTGTTCTTGGTTGAAAAGAATTCCAGGAATTGACGGTGCAGGGTTAGGCTGAAAAGTTGGTAAAATTTCAGCCAACCTGTCCATCATTGTCATTCGTTTAGTTTTCAAGTATGACCTCCTATTTCAGTAGGCGTTTTAGTGCTCTAAAAAGCTCTTCAACGTTCTCTTCAATACTCTCTTCTAAAATAGCGTACTCACGTCCATGAGCAAGTTCAAGCCAATAACCGTATGACATATGATGACTGACTGCTATCATAATTTTGTCTGCGCTTATCCAATCGGCTTGCCCTTGTAAGAATTGCCTTGCGTTACCAGTACGGTCTGTCCAAGGTGCTTCATTCTTAGCGTACTCTTCCATTTTCATGGCAGCTATTTGACAGAGAATTAAAACTGAAGCTTCAAACTTTGTTCTAAACTTAATACAAGAAGCAATGAATTCGCTCGCGTCCCAAGTAAGGTCAATTTCGTTACTCATAATTAGTCCCTCAATTCTAGCTTAACTTCTAAAAGTAAGTCCTGTTCAAGTATATTGTTGACAGCAGTGACGTTATAAAATCTTCCCGAATGTTGGATTTCAACTTGGTCACCACGCTTAATATCAATGTCACTTTCCCAAAGAATTAAAAGTCTAATAGAAGGCTGAGTAAATTTACGTCCTGCGTCACTTGTATTTACAACAAGGTCAGGCATAGAAGCGTTGTCAAAAATACATTTCAAATTAGTATGAATTTGAACTTTTTCTTTTTTAACTCTACCACCATAACCGTCGTCCTCATATCCCGAACGAGTAGTATTTACATAAGAAGGCGCAGTATCTATTATCCTTTGAATTTGGTTTCGAACGTATTTCATGTCGTAACTCATGTTCCGTCAGCCCTTGTCAAAAAGAATGTTGAACCACCGAAAGCCTCCAATTCAGCGTCAGCCTGCTCCCTATTATATTCATCTAAATATAACTGAGCCATTCTTTTCCAATAATCTTCATTTCCTTTTAAACTGATAGGTCCAAGAGAAACCGCATCATTGCTACTTTTGAGTAAGCAAATTTTATAGCTTACATAAGCAACTGAGCCATGAGCATCCAAAAGAGCAGAAATTTGCTCATCAGTAATGCTTGTAGCTGAATTTCCAGCCGTGTTTGCCTTAACTAATTCAATCTGCTCCTTTGTTGCCATTATTCCGCTCCTTCTTCCAATTCAGCTTCTACAAGAAGGTCAATGATTTGAGCCTTTTTGGCTTTTTCAGGAACTTCAATTCCAATAGCTTCAGCGATTTCTAAAAGCTCATCAATATTTTTCTTATTGTAGTCTTTACGAATTTCAACTTCTCGATGGTCAACCTCAGGAAGTTGTTGAGCTTCAATTTTTTCAGCTTCTTTTAGTTTAGAAGCGAAGCCACGTTGAACCAAAGATTCAGCTAAAGAGTCTGCACATTCAAAACTCTTTTCAGCTTCAACTACTTTCCCATCAACAATTAAGGTTACAAGTGATTTCAATACTGCCATAGTGAGCCTCCTTAGTTGACTTTAAGCACACCCACACGGTCAATTCCTTCAAACGATGGAATCATAACGGCAGATACGACAGTAACTACGTTGACTGGATGAGTTTCTTTATAAGTAGTAACGGTTGGTCCGCTTGAAAGAACTTGAACTTGAGCGTCTGTTCCGCCTGTAGCTAAATCAAACGCTTCAGGAGTTGTTCCGTACCATGTACGACCAACGGCTTCACCTGGAAGCAATACCACGTTACCATCTTCAATGAGTTTCAAGTGACGAACATTGTCCGGAGTAGGAAGTTTATCAGCGTCTGCGAATTGAGCAATTTGTTTAGAATATACTGCAAGTTGAAGACCTGTTTGAGCGGTGACAAATTGTTCTGCCTGAGTAGGAAGAATCATAAAGTTTTGCCATTCACCAGTAACGCCTACCATAAGTGCTTTTTTGATTGAATCGCTTGCTACCATATGATTATAAGTTTCGCGGTTCATAATCATTCGTGTAGGGCGAACACCTGTACGATTTTCAATGTCGTCAAGTGCAGCTAAAATGTCCTTAACTGGATTTGATTTTGAATGGTCAGTCCAAGCTGCTGCTGCGTTGTATTTTTGAGCAGATGACATGTTGTAATCATATGTATATTGAGCTTCATCATTAGTTGACTTAACTGTAAATTTACCATACTGGAGCAATTGCATACGCATGTATTCAGCCTGAGCTTCCACACCGTCAACAAGGTTTTTAGTGTCGTCGAACAATTGTGTAATAATTGGTTGAGCAAGACCGAGGTTTTGGTTAAGCAACATTTGCAATTGTTGACGGTCTTTTTCACCAAGTCGCATAGACTCACGGAAGAATGCCATTTCAGTTGCTTGTTTGCTAAATCCTGCACGCTCACGGAGGCTTGCTTTAGCATCATAGTTTGAAGGCTGAATAGTGACAGGCAAGTTTGAACCGCCACGAAGCCATGAAATATCAGTTCCTGTTTGTTGAGCATTTGGGAACAGTTGAGAACCGATATATTGTAAGGCATTTGAAGGAAGCTGTTCAATGTAGCTTGCGACTTCTCCTGCGTTTAGGTAGTCATAAATATTCATTGAGTCTCCTCCTCATTATTTCATAACTAGAATCATAGGGTTTTTTGAAGTTAAAACTGTGCCTTCAACTTTTTGAAGTGCTCCATATTTAACGAACCCATGAACTAGAACTGTTACTGTTACTGAAGTTTCACCTTCGTAAACTTCTTGGTCTGTAAAAATAACTCCGTCAAATTGCTCACCTACTGCGGCAACTTGAAGTCCGTCTTTACGACCTGTTAATGTAGTTGCATTTTTAACGCAAGTTCCTGCAAGAATATATTTCTTGCCGTCAACTGTCTTAGCAGCTGAAGCGGGAATTTGTGCAGGTAATGCAACATAATGGTCTGGAATAGCAACAATGCTACGCATGTGGTTATTGTAGCTTGTTCCTGATACGCGAACATTTGGCATAGATATTCTCCTTATCTAAAAAATTGTGGTGCTTGGTCTGTATTCTTATTAGAAGAGACCGCCTGAGCGATTTGCTTTCCAAAAGAACCGACTTCTTTTGGCGACTTGCCTCCTGCCCCTACGTTTCCAGGATTGCCAGGATTTCCTGTTCCTGCTTTCTTTTGACCAGGATTGTTTTCGCCTTCTCCGTCAGTTTGTTTGAAAAGGTATGAACGAGTTTCCCGAACGGATGCTAGTTGTTCAGTAAGACCTGAAACTGAACCGTCTTCACTGACAACGATTTTTTCTAGGTCCATGAAACCTAATAGGTCCCCGACTGGAGCAATTGAGTCTGTCACGAGTGGATGTAACTTAGTTTCAATTGTTGCCATTTTAGCGAGCTTAGACTGAGCTGCCAACTTTTCTTGAAGATTTTTAATAGTAGTCTGCGCATCACTACCTTCTTCAACTTGTTTTGATAGCTTTTCTAATTGTGCTTTTTGTTCAGCGAATGAAGCGTTTGCTTGGTCTCGCTGAGTAACTACTTCATCAAAACGTGCGTGAGGAACATAATGTTCACCATCACCGTCGATAAAGATTTTTGCGTCTAGCTCTTTAGCATTAGACTTGATAGTTTGTTCAACTTTTTCAATAGTTGATTCATCTAGCCCTGCTAACAGTTGATTAAGTTCAATTGCCATTAGTGATATCCTCCTGCGTTTACGCTCGCCAGCTGAATCTTCTGTTTTTCAGTTTAATGTTCAGGTACAGTGAAACTGAACTTCGAGACGTGAAGTGTCAAGACCCTTTAATTTAAGTTTACTATATATTAGAAGAAAATAAAAGCTGAAAAGTTCAGCTTTCATTAGAGTTATTTTATATTCAGTTTTTTTTCTCAACTTTACTGAATGTTCAGTTGTGCATACCATTCATCCAACATTGCATTTGGTTTACCATCAACCCAACCTTTCAACTCATCCGCTATTTCCTCCAAACTTTGGTCATAGTATACTGTTTGATAACAAAGTCCATTAGGATGGTCAAAAGGACATTTGTCAATATCAAAAATTTGTCCGTCTAAATCAATACATATTTTGCAAGTTCTTCCGGGAGCGTGAACTGAGTGCCATTGAACTTTTTTAGCGTAAGGATTTATTTTGCCCCACTGTCTAACTGAAGCAGTTGCTGCGTGACTTATTGTTGTTCTTGCCATTCGTAGGGCATTGTATTCTAGGTTTTGAAAGTTTCGAGCGTAAGACTTTCCTAAAATTTGTTCAATTTTGGTTACGTCCCAATTTCGCCGAGCTTTAGGCTTAATAAATTGCTCAAGTAACTGAGCCATTTGAGCCGCAGATTGTCCACTTGAAATTCCTTGTTGAACCACTTGTTGAACTGTTTTTCCAGCAGCATTTGAAATCTTCCAAATCCGTTGTGAAAGTCCTTTGCCGTCTTTGTAAATACTTCCACGCGCAATAAGTTCAGCCACTCTTTGTGAACATACAGATGAAGCCATTCTAATATTATTTTCATATAGCCCAGCAGTTGCATTTCCTTCTCCGCCTAAAAGTTGAAGAACAAAGAGCATTTGTGCGTCAATAGTTTCTTCAACTACTTTTCGAGTATATTCATTTGCAATTTTGTTTAGTATGACATAAAGGTCGTAAGCGAAGTCTTTATAGATTTTGCTTGGTAAAAAACCGTCGCGAGCTTTTGCAATTTTGGCTATTAAGTCTTCCATATTAAACTGAAAAGCCTGTAAGATAAGACGTTCTTGTTCAGCCGTCAGTTTGGCATTAGTTGCATGGATAGCTTTTTCCCATCCCTCAAAGTACGAATTCTTTTTCACGCTCATCTATTTTCCACTCCTTTTTTAATTTACGAGTTCGGCGAGAAATATTTTTAGCTTCAAGTTCATCAGCCTTAGTATTTTGCCAGTAAATATCACGGTTCAACTTTTCACCTTTTGCAAGTTCAGTTTGAATATTTTTACGGTAAACATTTCTACGTGAAATCATTCGCTCAGTTAATTCATCACCGACATAGGTGGTAAAGCGGAGTTTACAATCGGGGCAACTAAAATATCGCCATTCAACATCATGTCCTAAAAATTCAGTTTTAATATTGCGAGGGTCTAGTTCAAACTTGTAACTACAATTATCACAATTCAGGCTCAGTCTTTGGAATTCATTAGGCTCCGTCTTCACCTGATTCGGGTTCTTGTTGACCTTGTTTTTCTTCGCCATTTTCTTCTTTAGGTTTTTCTTCTTCATTTTCAGTGTTCTCCATTTGTGATTCATTTTCAGCTAGTTGTAACATTGCCCCTGAACTTAATTCTTCTAGTTCAGCTGCTTCCTCTAAAATAAGTTCCCATTCAGTTTCAGCTTTTTCTTTAATACTGAATTCTTCAATATATGATTTGTGACTACGTACTTGAGTTTGAACTTCTTGCATAGCCGTTTGTCTTTTAGCTTGTTCATCCGCTGGAAGTGGGTATGAATGGTTAATTGTTAATGTTGTGATTTCTTGCCAAGCGTTTTTCAGTGCTTCAGGAATTGGTTCAATGTTAACTGAAACTTTTTCAAGTATTTCTTCAACCATACCTACTAACCAATGTATAGCAGAATCCCATTGAATCCATTTATTATCACATCGTGACATGAGGTCGTAAAATAGAAACTGCATTGCTATACCGCTTGGCGCATTTTGAACTTTTTCGGGCAAAGGTTGGTCCATGAGTTCATACATAGAGGCTTTCGCTTCATCTAAATAATACTGAACTGCTGGTAGGAAACTGAAACTTGAGCCCATAGTAGTGACAGATGCTTGTCTACCACCTCCTGAACCTCCTAGGCTTGAAGATACATCTGTTTTCAAGTCAACCACGGCTCCAGGAGCTATTTTAAGCCCTTGTAATGATTTTGTTGAGCCATCAATAATGACTGTTTGTTCAAACATTTGAAAACGAAGGGCGTCGCGGAGGTCACTAATAGTTTTATTAGTATTGTCAGCTATTGTAAGTAAATCTTTCATATCACTTGTTCCATAAACATCATTTGTCAATGGTTCATTAAGAATGACCTTACATGGAATTTGACTTAGCCCTGTAGGAGCTGATTCTCTTACTGCCAATGGAACTTGAATAGGGTTTCCTAAATTATCTTCAACTTCAACAAGTTTGGCTGAAGTTTCTTTAATAGTAGTTCCGCCATTTTCATCAACGTAAATTTGATTTGAATCTCCGTCTGTTAGTGTATAGGTTAACCAACATTCTTCTTCAACATCTTCTAGTGCATTTGTAATCCCTGATTCACTAGCTGAGGATTTCATTTCATAGCGGTAATGGTGCCAGAGTTGAGCTTCTTTGTCCATTCCTTTTGTCCGCTCATCTTGATAAACAATATCCACTACTAATAGTTTATTCGTGTCTTTAGGGTCAACGACATAACTGAAATTAGGCATTGGATAAAATCGAACTTTAATTGGTTCGTCTTCATTTGCTATAACTGCAAGCAATACTCTTTTTCCTACAGTTGCATCTAATAGGGCATTTGACGCATTTTGCCAAAATTCAGCTTGGCGCAGAATTGAGTCAATTAAAATACGCTTTTGTTCAGCTTGTTCTTCACGCCCTTCTTGTATAGGGTTGAAAACAAGTTCAGGTTCTTTCCCCATCATAAAGCGAGCTTGTTTTTTAACAAGTTGTCGAGCATAGTTACGAATTTCCCGAGTTGGTTTATACGCCATTTCGTCTTCATTTATTTTCCACGTTTGACCATAGTCACTATTCAGGTCAGTAGGGTCAAAGCCGTCGAAAAATTCATAATACATTTGAACTTCTTGAAGCTCTTTTTTGAACTTAGCATTTTGAGCCAAGGGGCTATCAAAAGCCTGTGATAAAACTTCGTCAGTATGGGAAACTGACTTTGATTTTTTAGCCATTTATATTTTCCTCCTATTTTTCAAAAAACAAGGCTATCATGCCTATAATAATCGCCCATATAATAAGTAATATTCCTACTAGACTTGATATGACGATAAGATTAAATAAAAAGTCTACTATCGGTAAATCCATTTCTGCCTCCTTTAATTACATTATACATTAAATTGAACTGACTTTGTTAGCGAGCTCCCTTTCCGCTTAACACTTGAATTTCAAATCCAAAGTCGTCATTGATAAGGGCGTCAGTAAGGCAAGCGTATCTATTTCTATCCATACAATGGTCATGTTCTTTTACCACTTGGTCACGCCCTGCTTCACTTGCTTTAGTATCCCAACTATAAGCATAATATTCATCAATGTCGTGAGTGTTTGAGGGGTCAAGTGTAAATCTGTTTTCTGTTAAAAGTTCAGCGTGAAATGAAATACCTAAATTGACATCGTTTCGGGCAGGGATTATAGGAATCTGCTTTCGTACAATATATGGATGTTTTTGAAGTTCAACTATCATAGCTGAAGCAGAAGGGTCAAGTATTATATATTCAATTTGATATCCCCTAATCATATTGACTAAATCATTTGCGTATTCTTTAGTTGTCTTTTGTAGCGTTTCGCCAAACTGAACATTCGTATTGATGTCAGCTTCAGTTAGCATTTGTTCAGCTTCCCGCCCTGAGTGGTAATAAGATTTGATAAGGTGATAATGCTTATGTCTTTTTGAAAAGCCATAAAGACCAAAGGTCGTTGCATTATAAATACCAAAGTCTCCGGCAACGAAAAGTCTATCAAAGTCTAAATCATATTCTTTAACATGCTTTTCTTCATTAAACATTGAATAAACAAGTCCATCCGCTGTTACCCAAAGTCCTAGAATAAATCGTTTCCTAAACACTCCGGCATACATAGATTCATACCTCTTTTTAATTTCTTCACTTAGGCTAGGATTATCTTCCATAGTGAAATGGAGGTATAAAATTCTTTTTACTACTGCTTTATCAATCCATTGTTTTTTGAAATAGTGATTTGGATTAGCAGGGTTACAACTGAACCACATCTTTGAACCAGTAACTGAACACCGTCCCGTAGCTTGGTTTACAAAGGACTCAGGCATAAGTGCAACCTCATCACAAAATAGTCCTGCTAATGTAACCCCTTGGATTAAGTCTTGACTTGATTCATCTTTACCGCCAAAAATGTAGAAATAGTTGACTACTTCTTTATCGCCCTCTTTGTGTCTAATAATTAGTAAGTTTTCATTTCTTACGTCATGTATTTGATATCCGCGACTTTGTAGCATTTGTTTTAGAGGTTGAATAACATTTCGCCGAGCTGAGTGAATTGTTTTCCCACATATAGCAAAATTCTGTCCATTAAAATCATTCATTGCCCATAAGGTGAAACTGAGTGCCATTGAAACAGTTTTTCCTGAACGAATTGAGCCGTCGGCTATAACTACATCAAAAGTTGAATAAGGTGAACCTTCTTTCCACCAAGTTAACAGTTGAAGCTGTTTCTTACTGAATGGGACAAAGTTGAATTTTGGAACTTTATTTCTTAGGCTTTTCATTCTATATGCTCCCTGAAACAATTTTTGCCAAGTTCAATTGCGCCTAATAATTCATAACTTGAACTTGTTGACCAATGAGCTGAAAGTTCACCGTCTTTTACGCCTACTATAAAGATAGAATCATATAGCATTTTATCAGCTTCGTTTAAACATTCTTTTACTGAAACTCCTCTTTCTTTTGCCTGTTGCGCGTGTTTAATATTTACAGTTCCCATATCCTATCCTCCAAAATAACTGCGTATTATATAGTAGAAAATCTTCAAAGGTTGCCAATCATTTCGACTTAGTAGATATATAGTAAGGGCAATACTAATTAAGTTGAAAATGGTTAATAGTTGAATTATCTTCTTTTCACTCATTTTTTACCGTCCCTAATATATGCACCTGTTTCTTTTTCAAATTCTTTCCATACTGCTTTTGTTGCTTTATCTAGAGCTTCAACAAAGTTGTCTTTCAACTCGCCTTCAACTTCTTGGTCGCCCATTTGTTCGCGAAGTAGGGTAATTTTTTCACGTTCAATTTGAAGTCTATAACGAACTTCTTCAGGCAACATACCATTGGCTTTTTCTTGTCCTTTTTGAGCCCTTTCAATTATATTAGATAAAACGTCTAAAGCTCCCCAACGAATTTGCCCTTGAGGTGTCATTAAATATGTAGCAGGGTCGTCTAAACACATTTCAATTATAGACATAAGTTTTTCCCATGCTGCGTGATATTTAATATTTACTGAAACTTTAAAGCCTGCGTATAGTTGAGTTAATGTATCATCTGTTACTAATGCACGGTCATTATCAAAATCCCTTTTAGCTTTCACCCACTTATCGCGACTTCTAATTTCTTCAACTCGCTTAGGTTGTATGCCATATCTTTCAGCGATTTCTTTACAAGACATACCTCTAATATATTCAAGTTTCATTCTTTGGTCGCGTTCTTTTATTGACATTTTAATGCCTTTGTAACTATATTCAATAAATTGTTCTTCACCAACACGCGCAGAAGGTTTAATTCCTTTCTTACCCTTAGGTCGCGGAACAGATTTATCATTTTTCTTAATTATAGGACCTTTTGCTTTTTTAGGTCTTGCCATATCTATCCTCCTAGTTATTGTATTCAATTGATATTATAACACTAAAGGACTGAACTTCCAATTGAGTTAAATAATACCATAATGACGAAAATAGTGATTTTTAAATAAAAGAAGTTCAACTAATAATTAGTCAAAGTTGAATGTTTCAGTTATTTGAAAAGTTCAGTTTATTGAAATGTTCAGTTTTTTAATAATTGAAAAGTTCAGTTTTTGGTTGAAAAGTTGAAAAGTTCAGTTTGTTGAAATGTTCAGTTTTATGAGTTGAAAAGTTCAGTTTTATTAAATTTGTAAGCATTTTGCCCCAGGAGAAATACAACTTACTGAAAAGTTCAGGTTCAGTTTTATCAATTTGTTCAGTTTTCTTCATGTTCAGTTTTATCAATTTGTTCAGTTTTTTCAGCTATTTGATATTGTAATAAAGGCTAAAAACCCACCTCTCGCGAGGGTTTGACAGTTTGTTTGAGGAAGTGCCTATTCATACTCTTCGTGTCCTATTCATACTCTTCGTGTCTTATTCATGTGCTTCTGTATGCTTTGTTATGCTTCAATGTTCTATTGGTTTCTATTATGTTTTCTTTGTATTGTTTATTTCTTTATTTATTTTAGATGTTCAGTTATTTATTTTTGGGGCGAATTTTGATTTTTTATTTGTAATGCTTGTTGCTATTGGTTTTTCAGCGATTTTTGTTCAGCTTTTTTAGGCGATTTTCTTCTATATTGTTACTACTGTTTTTTCTTATAGTTTTTATTGTTTTTATGTTATTTTTAGGGGGTTTTA